GAAACGGTGCCCACGGCGCTGGCGGGCGAATGGAGCCACGAGCAGGGCGTGGGGCTGACGCTCATCATCAACGAGGAGGGCAAGCTGCTGGGGCTGCCGGTGAACCAGCTGGCCACAGACATGGCCTACATCTTCAACGATGTCATTGTAGGCAACGCCATCCTGATGGGCACGACGGACGAGGACTTCATCGGGCTGACGAAGGAAGCGGCGGAGAACATCGTGGAAAAGTGGGGGCAGACGGATGCTGAATGACACGGCCATCATGGGGCGGCTGACCGCCGACCCGGAGCTGCGGCGGACAAGCACCGGCACGCCGGTATGCAGCTTCACGCTGGCGGTGGAGCGGGACGGCAAGCCGGGAGAAGACGGCAAGCGCGCCACGGACTTCATCGACTGCGTGGCATGGCGGGGCACGGCGGAGTTCCTGTGCAAGTTCTTCGGCAAGGGGCGGATGGTGGTGGCGACTGGCCGCCTGCAGACGCGCACATGGAAGGACAAGCACGATCAGACCCGCAAGGAGACGGAGCTGAACGCCAGCAACCTGTACTTCGGGGACACGAAGAAGCTGGAGCAGGTGGCAGACATCTATTCACAGGGCGGGAACGCCTACGATGAGATCACGGAAGACGACGGCGAGCTGCCATTTTGAACGGAGGAGAGCACATGGAGACGAGATACTGCGCGGTACATAGGTGCAAGCGCCGGACGCTGAAGGGCGTGTGGGGCGCGCTGGCGGGGCTGAGCTTCCTGCTGATGCTGGGCATCGGCGGAGGCGTGGAGCAGGACAGCATCGCGCTGGGCGCAGGCTTCTGGATGATGGCCGCGACACTGGGCGCGGGAGCGCTGTTTGCATGGCTGGCGGGGTGGATGGAATGATGAAGCGAACCATGGCGGCGGCTGCTGCGCTGCTGATGCTGGCGGCGGTGACGGCCAACCTGCTGCGGATGAACACCAAGGCGGAGACGGCTGAGAAGCTGCCGGAAATGGAACCGCTGGTCTTCGTGACGCAGGAGCCGGTCACAGAACCAGAGGAAGCGGAGCGGGACATGAGCGCGTGGGGCGCGGCGGCGGAACACATTGCCAAGACCATCTACGGCGAGGCGATGGTGTGCTCCACCACGGAGCGGGCGGCGGTGGCGTGGTGCATCCTGAACCGGGCGGACGACGCACGGGATGCGACACCGGCGGGTGTGATCGCTGTGGTGACAAAGCCGTATCAGTTCCACGGCTACGCAGAGGACAATCCCGCGCTGCCGGAGCTGAAGGAGCTGGCGCTGGATGTGATCGAGCGATGGCTGGACGAAAAGGACGGGGAGACCGATACCGGCAGAGTGCTGCCGAAGGAGTACCTGTTCTTCTCCGGCGACGGGAAGCACAACCACTTCCGGACGGAGTGGGACGGCGGGCAAGTTTGGGACTGGAGCCTGCAAAGCCCGTATGAGGAGTGAACGGATGGAACAGCTGAGCCTCTTCCCTGCCGCGCTGCACGCGGGAACATACATAGAAGAACACGGACGGAGGCTTGCGTGGGATGAGCTTCAGGTGGGCATGACAGTCATATACGACTGCTCCACGGAAAGTCACGAGTGGCTGATGGTCGCAACCGTGGACAAGATCATCCGTACACCGGACGATCTCAGGGTGATTCTGGACGGCGGGAAAAAGCAAAGACCGCTCATCAACCGCTGCCACATCGAAAGCGGAAGAGCGAAGCTGTACCGGGAGGCGGGCGCATGAGAGAGCGAGAAGAGCTGCGGGAAGTGCCGGGGCTGCGGTATGAGACATGCCGGGGCTGTGGGCTGAGATGGAACATCGCCAAAGGACAGACGATACCGAAGGACGGATACCTCTGCCCGCGCTGCCGGGACAAGCTGCGGCGCGGGCGCTGAAAGGAGAATGACTATGGAAAAAGAAAAAGCCCGCCATGGCGGCGGGCAGGAGATCATTGTTCGGCTGACCTATCAGCCAGAGCCTTGCGAAGCTGGCGCAGCAGATGATTGCATCCTCGCTGCGTTTCTAAAGCGACTGGCCGGTCACCGTCGGTCAAGGGCGCGTCGTCGAGATAGTCCGTAACTGCAGCACGCATATCCCGAAGGGCGGCAATCAACACCAGAATATCTGCAAGAGACAGCACGGGAGGCGCTTTGCGGTAGTGCTTCAGCTTCCGGGCGGTGGCTTCTGCGAGGGCAATATCCTCACTATTGAGGGGCGCATCATCCTGAAGCTCGTCGAGATACTGCGCGACGGCTTCGCGCATCAGCGTAAATTCATAATCCCCAAAGGTCAAGTTCATAAAAACAGCTCCTTTCCGGAACATTGTATACCGGTGGAGCGAAAATAACAAGGAGGACAGGAACATGAGCGACATCAAGGTAACACAGGCGGAGATCGACCTGCTGCTGAACAGCGCGGACGTGCAGGTGCGCACGGAGTTCGGCAAGTGCACGGTGGTGACGGCGCGGCTGCAAAACGGCTTCATCCTGACGGAGAGCAGCGCGTGCGTAGACCCGGCCAACTACGACGCGGAGCTGGGCAAGAGACTGTGCCTGCAGCACATCGAGAACCGGCTGTGGGAACTGGAGGGCTACGCCCTGCAGAAGCGGACGGATGAGGAGCGCACCATGGAATGCGCGGAGGCGGCGGACGAGACGCAGGACTTCGGCTGGGCGCTGAACAAACTGCGCTGCGGCTGGCCGGTGCGCCGCAGGGGCTGGAACGGCAGGGGCATTTTCATCAAGCTGCAGGTGCCGGACGAGCACAGCAAGATGACCAGCCCATACATCTACATCGACACCACAGGGCTTCGCAGCGACAACCCGGATGCGCCGCGCAGCTGCGTGCCGTGGCTGGCGAGCCAGACGGACATGCTGGCGGAGGACTGGGAGATCGCGGAGGTGCGGCATGGATAACCTGAGCGCACAGCAGAAGCTGATGGGCAACATGCAGGCGACCTCTGCGGAGCTGCTGAGCGGCATCATGGATGAGCGCGGACGCGGCTTTGCCAGTGACCGAGAGGCATGGGCACAGCTGAAGGAAAACATCGAGAATGTGGAGAGCCGGATGAAGGCCATCAAGGAAGTGCACAAGGATATGTGGAGCGCGGTGAAAGACCACAACGGCGACGCATTCTGCGCACTGGCGGGCGAGTTCCAGCGCAGCGCGATCCTGTTGGCCATGGAGTGGACGAATGCCAGCGTGCTGGCAAACATCGCGGTGCTGCACGGGGAGGACGAATGATGACAAGAAACGAAGTGCTGCACGCGGCGGAGGTCTGCGTGTGCGGGCAGAGAGAAGAAGACTACGGCACGCCGGAGGACAGCTTCCGCGTGATCGGAGAGCTGTGGGAGACCTATCTGAAGGCCAAGTGCATTGGAGACCCGCAGACGGAGGTCTGCATCGTGCCGGAGGATGTGGCGGCGCTGCTGGGGCTGCTGAAGATCGCGCGCATCGCCACGGGACACGGCAAGAGCGACAACTGGGTAGACCTTGCGGGCTATGCGGCCTGCGGCGGAGAGCTGCAGAGCAGACCTGCGGGGTGCGGCAGATGAAACGGCTGACGGTAGACACCGATCTTCCCTTCTGCGACATTGCGCAGTGCGATTCCATTCCCGGCGGGAGCTTCTGCGAGGATGGGCGCTGCGATCAGCGGCGCTGCTACGAGAAGCTGCGGGAATACGAGCGCAGCGATCTGGAGCCGGAAGCGCTGCGAAAGGCGCAGGAGCTGCTGAAGGAGCTGAAGGACGCACGGCAGACCGTGGAGCTGATGGATGCCTGCGGCAAGCGGGTATGCAGCAGCGAGGAACACTGGGGCTGCCCATATGGAAACGAGGGCATGACAGACTGCGCGGTGCTGCTGGAGGCGGCCTATGAGGACACCATCGAAAAGCTGCTGACGCTGAAGGAAACACTGGAGGGATGAGCGATGGCAAAGCAGAGTGGATACCTGCAGAAGCTGGCGGCGCAGCAGGCCATCCGGGACGAGAAGACCCGGCGCTTCACGCTGCAGCAGTGCAAGGACATGATGCTCATCACCATGCACGAGGACTTCGGCTGGGGCGAGGAGCGGCTGAAGAAGCTGAGCGACTGCTACGACCAGACCTTTATGACCTATGCGGAAATGTGCCTTGCGGATGCGAAGACCGACAAGCAGATATGGTTCACGCAGGGCAAGGTGGACGAGCGCCTGAAGAAGGCGTGCGGAAAATACTTCGTACCGTGGGATGAACGGTACAGATAATCAGGAGGATGCCCCATGAATATCAGAAAGACCATCACAAGCGAGATCGAGTGGAACACCATCAAGAAGGCGCAGGCCGACGGAAAGCTGCAGGAGCTGCTGCAGGTGGGCGACGAGCTGGACATCACACTGAAGACCGGCGAGGCGTTGACGGTGCAGGCGGGAGGTACCACGGAGAACGGGCTGCGATTCGTGCTGAAGAACTGCATGAAGGACACGCGCGGCATGAACAAGCGCATGACCAACAAAGGCGGCTGGCGGGACAGCGAGATGCGCCTGTGGCTGAACGAGACCATTTTCCACATGCTGCCGGACGAACTGCAGGAGATCATCATTCCACGACGCATTGTGCAGACCATGGACGGCGAGGCGCTGGAGAGCGAGGACAAGCTGTGGCTGCCGTCGTTCACGGAGATGTTTGGCAAGGAAAACGCGGAGGACTGGGCACCGGCGGATACTGACGAGACGCAGATGGAACTGTTCACCACAGAACGCAGCCGCGTGAAGGAAGTGCTGGGGAACGGCACATGGTGGTACTGGCTCCGCTCTCCGTATGGCAGCAACTCCACGTATTTCTGCTTTGTCGTCAGCGACGGCTTCGCCTCCTGCAACTACGCGAGCGTTGCGTCTGGCGTGGCCTTCGGCTTCTGCCTTTAATCTGAGATCAAAACCATCCGCGCGCCGCGTGCGCGCGGGAAGGAGCACACCATGAAACCAAGCTGCAGCAGCTGCGCCCACGCCTTCCGGGAGGAGTGGAGCCGCGACACAGACGCGCTGCGCTGCGGATACCGGGCGAGGCCGGAGGAATGCGCACCGGCGCGGGCGGACGGCGTTCCCATGATGAAACCGCAGAGCGCTTACGGGCGGGTAACGCAGCTCTTCCCGAAGGGTAAAGAGGCGTGCATCGCGGGAAGCACGCCGCCAGCGTGGTGCTACGGGCACTATTTATCCACATAGCCGAAACAGGACGCGCTGCGTCCTGTCAGTCCGGTGCAAAAGGAAAGGCACCGGGCAGGCAGGACGTAAACATGTCCTGTCTGCCGGGGACGGTCTCCCGGCACTGACGATGGCAGACCACATACTATATTTATAATTCGCGCGCGCACGCGCGAATTGAGGCTTGTAACCAATCTTAACTTAGCAACCAGAAAGGAGCTGCGGGGATGTACACAGGGAGAACCTTCAACCGGGAGAGCGTATATGTCTGCGGCGATTACATGGACGGAGACATATACCCGGTATTCCAAGCGCCGGGGAAGCGGAGATCACGGTGCAAGCCGACGAGCGAAATCCAGCAGAAGCTGAACCAGAAGAACGCGGAGAAAAAACTGACCCGTCTGGTGCACAGCAATTTCACCGAGGATGACATCGCCCTGCATCTGACCTATCGTCCCGGAGAAGAACCGAGGACGGAGGAGGAAGCGCAGCGCATCCTGAGCAATTACATCCGCAGGCTGAAGCGCCGGTATGCAAAGCTGGGACTGGAGCTGAAGTACATCAGCTGCACAGAATACGGCAAGACCAACGGAAGAGTACACCACCATGTCATCCTCAGCGGCGGATTAGACCGCGACACCATCGAGAAGGTGTGGGGGCTGGGCTATGCCAACAGCAAGCGGCTGCAGTTCAACGAATCCGGCGTGACCGGGCTTGCGCACTACATCGCAAAGGACAAGCATTTTTTCAAGCGCTGGAATCAGAGCCGGAACCTGACCATTCCACAGTGCGCACAGTTTGACGGCCAGCTGAACATGGACGACATTGCCGACATCGAGGAAGCGATTGAGTGCGGAACGCAGTGGCAGTGGTTTGAAGAGCGGTATCCGGACTTCCAGCTGGTGGAGGCCACCTGCTACAAGAACAACATCAACCGGGGAACCTACATCCACTTCGAGATGCGCAGGCGATTGTGGGGCGGCTCCCCGGCGGAAACGCCTGCGCGAAAAAGAAAGCGTACTCCATCAGGGAGACCCTGATGCTGGACAATACATAACCGGGAGGAACTGAATATGACACTGAACGAGTGGGCAAAGGACATCCACCAGAATGCCGTGGCGCATGGCTGGTGGGACGAACCGCGCAGCTTTGGAGACATTGTGGCGCTGTGCCACAGCGAGCTTTCCGAAGCGCTGGAGGAATACCGCAGCGGAAAGCCCATGATCTACGGCTGCTGCGGCCACTGCGACAAGGAAGCGCAGTGCGAAGCGGAGGGCAAGCCGGAGCACAGCTGCAAGCCGGAGGGCATTGCCACGGAGATGGTGGACTGCATCATCCGCATCCTCGACTGGTGCGGCAAAGAAGGCGTGGACGTGGAGGCGGTGCTGGCGCAGAAGCACGAGTACAACCGCACACGCCCGTACCGACACGGAGGGAAAGTGCTGTGAAGATCGGAGACAGAGTGCAGCGGGTGCCGGAAACCTTCGGCGAAACGGAAGAGATCAGAGATCGGAACCGGAAAAAGAAGGCGCGCAGACGCGCCTACGACGGAACGGTGATATATATCCATCCGCTGGGGCGGTTCCATGTGGTGGCATTTGAGACGCGGGGGGGGCACCATCCGGGAGAGCTTCGCGGGCGTATGAAAAGACGGGAGGTGGAGCAGATGTTTCGATATAAGCGCGGCGTGAAGGCGGACTACAACCGGCAGGGGTATATCTACTTCACCTCCCGCCGCTACCGGGAGCTGGACGAGGCGGCGCAGCAGAAGATACTCAACCTGTGCTTGGAGCACGGCGGGGAGTATTATCAGGCACTGTTCGAGTTTGTGACAACGGATGCCAGCGCCACGGCACTGGCCATGCGGCACCACGTGGACAAGACCACGCTGTACCGGAAGGTGCGGAAGTATTACGAGAACTTCCCAACGCAGCTGTGAAAACACACGCAGAACGCACGCAGGAACACACCTGCGTGCGTTTTTTGATTTCCGGCAAAGTTGCAACTCGGCGACACACTTTTTGTCGTACCATGATAGTGTGAGCCGGAGCATACAGCGGTATGAGAACGGCGGGTAAGAGCACGGCGGTTTGATTCGAGGGGCGAGCGGAGGCCGTGCGGCAAAATGAATTTTTCCCCACGACAAGCGCGCACGATGCGCGCACGCACGCGCGGGAACATTGTAAGCGCCGGGAAAAGGAGGTGGCGCAGATGGCGGCAGGAAGGCCGAAAAAGTACACGAAAAAATCACTGCGGGAGGCAATCGAGCGGTATTTCCGCAGCATCTCCCGCACGGTTCCGGTCAGAGACGACACCGGCGGCATCATCCGCAACGACGACGGCGAGGACATCGAGATCGTGCAGTTCGTGGTGCCGCCGAGCATCACGGGGCTGTGCCTGCATCTTGGCATTGACCGGAGCACATGGCAGAACTACGCGGACGCGGAAACGCACCCGGAGCTGGCAGGCGTGTGCCAAGGGGCGCGCACCCGCATCGAGGCGTATCTGGAGCAGGAGCTGCTGACACGGGAGAAGGGCGTGCAGGGCATCATCTTCAACCTGCAGAACAACTACGGCTGGAAGCAGAAGCAGGAGGTCGAGCTGGGCAAGGATACCCGCGAGAGCATGAAGCACGCCGCCACCTACCACGAGAAGCTGGCGATGCTGCGGGCGGACGACGGGGAGAGTGAGGACGATGAAGACGAAGTGGACGGCCTCTGAGCTGAAGGCCATGAGCCGCGATGAGATCGACAAGCTCTACGACATCGTGACATGGTACGAGGGGCTGCGGGAGACCAACAACGAAACCTTCCTCCCTCTGTTTGCCGACCGGCACCGCTATCTGGTGCTGAAGGGCGGCGGCGGCAGCGGCAAGTCCATCTTCGCCGGACGGAAGATACTGGAGCGGGCGGTCAACGAGCCGGGGCACCGGTTCCTTGTATGCCGCAAGGTAGCGAGGACACTGCGGGAGAGCTGCTTCAAGCAGCTTTTGGGACAGTTGGCGGAGTTCTATCCGGACAGCGGATACAAGCCGAACAAGTCAGACCTTGCCATTTCGTTCCGCAACGGCAGCGAGATCATCTTTGCGGGGCTGGACGACGTGGAGAAGCTGAAGTCCATCTACAACATCACGGGCATCTGGATTGAAGAGGCCAGCGAGCTTTTAGAGGGCGACTTCAACCAGCTGGACATCCGACTGCGCGGCAGGACGCGGGAATACCAGCAGATCATCCTGAGCTTCAACCCCATCAGCATCCAGCACTGGCTGAAGAAACGGTTCTTCGACCGGAAAGACCCACGGGCGCGGGTGCACGAGAGCACCTACAAGGACAACCGCTTTCTGGATGCGGCGGCCATCCGGACGCTGGAGAGCTTTCAGGAGACGGATGAGTATTACTATCAGGTCTACTGCCTCGGCATGTGGGGCGTGACCGGCAAGACGGTATTCAACGGCAAGGCCATCGGCAGGAGGCTGCAGGAGCTGAAGATGCCGGTGCGCACCGGCCTTTTCACATACACGGACGACGGGCTGCGGCTGACGGACATCCAATGGGAGGACGAGAAAGACGGCTGCATCCGCATCTACCGGGAGCCGGAGAAGGGCGCGCCCTACGTCATCGGCGGAGACACCGCCGGAGAGGGCAGCGACAGCTTTGTGGCGCAGGTGCTGGACAACCGCACCGGCGAACAGATCGCAGTGCTGCGGGGCAAGTTCGACGAGGACGTATTTGCGCGGCAGGTCTACTGCCTTGGAATGCACTACAACACGGCGCTCATCGGCATTGAGACGAACTTTTCCACCTACCCGGTGATGGAGCTGGAGCGGCTGCGGTATCCGAAGCAGTACATCCGGGAGAGCATCGACGACTACACCCACAAGATCAAGCAGAGCTTCGGCTTTCTCACGAACACGAAGACGAGGCCAGTCATCCTTGCGGAGCTTATCCGCGCGGTGCGCGACGACATCGCCATCGTGAACGACGAGACGACGCTGCAGGAGATGCTAACCTTTGTGCGAAACCCGGAGACGCTGAAGCCGGAGGCGGAGGCGGGCGCGCACGACGACTGCGTGATGAGCCTTGCCATCGCCCACTACATCAGACCGCAGCAGAGCTACATCGAGCAGAAGGAAGAGCTGACGCGGAAGTGGACGGCATCCATGTGGGAGGACTATGAAAACGCATCCCCGGCGGAACGGGAGATGCTGCGCAAGCGCTGGGGCGCGCCTCAGCGATAACAGGAGGACGCTATGAAGAAACAGGATAAGAGCAAGCTGCGGCTGTGGCAGGACAGGCTGAAGACCAACGAGGCGGCCTACGACAGCGAGACCGGACGCATGGACGAGCGGGAGGCATTATACGCGGGGACGAACGAGATGCGGCCTATCGTGCAGGGCGAGCGGAAGACCAAGACCGTGCATGTGCGCAACATCTGCGCGGAGATCATCGAGGCGCAGACGGACAGCAACATCCCCCAGCCGAAGGTGACGGCCAGACGCAAGCAGGACGAGATGAAGGCAAAGCTCATCGAGGACATGCTGCGCAACGAGCTGGACAGGATGCCGTTTGAACAGCTCAACGACATCATGGAGCGGACAGTGCCCATTCAGGGCGGAGCGGCGTTTTTGGTGGAGTGGGACAACACGCAGAGGACGCACTTCACCATCGGGGAGCTGGCGGTATCCACGCTGCACCCGAAGCAGATCATCCCGCAGGACGGCGTGTACACCGGCATCGAGGACATGGACTACATCATCCTCAAAATCCCGCAGACGAAGGAATACATCCGCAGACGCTACGATGTGGACGTATCGGACGAGAGCGAGGAAGAGCCGGACATCAAGGGAACCGGCGGGGACACCATGGCAAACGACCTTGTGACGCAGTACATCGCCTACTACCGCAACGACAAAGGCGGCATCGGTCTTTACAGCTGGGTGAACGACACGCAGCTGGAAGACCTTGAAGACTATCAGGCGCGGAGGCTGCGCAGGTGCGTGAAGTGCGGCGCGGTGGAGCCGCTGCTGACGGAGCCGGAGATGGACGCGCCGGACATCCTGCTGCCGAACGGCATGAGCGCGGCGGCGGAGGTGGACTTTGACGCGGCGGCGGATGCGCTTGCGAAGGAGACGAGACCGCTGCCGCTGCGGGGCGGGCGAAAAAAATGCCCATACTGCGGCGGGAGCAAGTGGGAGGAGACCGAAGAAGAGTTCGAGGAAATCCCTATGGCCGTCACCAGAAGCGACGGCAGCACCATCGGCGGCATGGTACGAAGAGAAGTGGCATCCAACACAGAGACGGACGAGCTGGGGCTGCCGGTGGTGGAGATCATCGAAGAGCCGACGAAGGTGCCGTTCTACAAGCCGGACATTTTCCCGGTCATCCTGCAGAAGAATGTGAGCGTGTACGGCAGGTTCTTGGGTGACAGCGACATCGACAAGATCGCAGACCAGCAGAACACCACCAACCGCATCGAGAGCAAGATCATCGACAAGCTGCTGAAATCCGGCAGCTACATCACCCTGCCGGACGAGGCAAGCATCCGCGTGGACGCGGAGGACATGAAGGTCATCCGACCGGGCAGCGCAGCCACCAAAGCACTCATCGACGTATACGACCTGCAGGGCAACGTGGAGCAGGACATGGTGTACCTGTCACAGGTATACGAAGAGGCGCGGCAGATCATCGGCATCACGGACAGCTTTCAGGGGCGGACAGACCGCACGGCCACCAGCGGCAAAGCCAAGGAGTTCGCGGCGGCGCAGAGCGCTGGCAGACTGGAGAGCAAGCGCGTGATGAAGGACGCGGCGTATGCGGCGCTGTTCGAGGCCATGTTCAAGTTCAAGCTGGCATACACGGACGAGCCGAGGCCGGTGGTATCCAACGACATCCACGGCAACGCGCAGTACGAGACCTTCAACCGCTACGACTTCCTCGAACAGGACGCGGCGGGAGAGTGGTGCTGGAACGACCAGTTCCTGTTCAGCTGCGACACCTCTGCTCCGCTGGCCAGCAACCGCGAGGCCATGTGGCAGGAAACGCGCATGAACCTGCAGACCGGAGCCTTCGGCGACCCGGCGCAGATTCAGACGCTCATCCTGTTCTGGACGAAGATGGAACTGCTGCACTATCCGGGAGCCGGAGAGACACGGGCATACCTCGAAGAGGAACTGCACAAGCAGCAGCTGCAGCAGCAGATGGCCATGCAGATGCAGATGGCGCAGCAGCAGATGCAGCAGGCACAGCGGCAGCAGAACAGCGGGCTGGACATGCAGACCGCACAGGCTGTTATCCAGAGAGCACAGCAGGACGCTGCGCGTGATTCCGGGCAGACCATGGGAGCAAATGTTCCCGTCTGACATAGATATTTCCCTATCATTCGGGTATCGCCCGACCTCCTGAAGCGGGAAGCGGCGCGGGATTGGGGCACCCGCGCCGCCGACCGTGACACAAAGGAGCATCAACGAAAGAAAGGAGGACGCAGAGATGGCAGATAAGACCTACGCTGGCAGCATCAAGAACACCGGCGCGCAGGTGGTGAAGGCACCCTTCAGCGGCGACAACAAGAAGGGCAACGGCACCGTGAAGACCGGCAACGACCTGAGAGGCAGCAAGAACGCGTCGAAGTAAAGCCTTATTGCTCCGCTTCCGCCGGAAGGCGAAAGCTGCGCGAAACGGCTTCCCTTCTCCTTTTCAGGCGAAACCCGCTGACGCTGGGCTTTCGCCTGATGGGGACGGGGGACGCGAACACCGACAAAGCAAGCCCCGCAATCGCAGGAAAAGCGCAAAAATCCAGAGAGGAGCACAACACATGGACATCGACTACGGCGCACTGTTTGGCATTGACGAAGGCGGAAAAGAGCAGGAGATCGCCGACCCTGCCACGGACGAGACCACACAGACGCAAGGCGCAGAAGAGCAGGAAGCCGCCGACCCTGCCGAAGAAGAGACGCAGGACACAAGCGCCGATACTGTGCAGGAGACTGCGGAGGACGGCGAAGAGCATAGTGAGACGGGCAAGCAGACCCCGGAGCAGAACGCCGCGTTTGCAGCGGCACGCCGCAAGGCGGAAGCGGAGCGGGATGCCGCCGTGGAGAAGGCGCGCACAGACGCACAGGAAGAAGCGAGGCGCACCATCGACGAGGCGTTCCGAAACAGCGGACTGGTGAACCCGTACACGAAGAAGCCCATCACATCGAAGGCGGAGTACGACGAGTACCGGCAGCGCTTCGATGCAGAGCGCAAAGCCCGCGTGCTGAAGAAGAGCGGGATGAGCGACGAGGAGTTCGATGCATTCGTGAACGACCTGCCGGAAGTGAAGCAGGCCAAGGAAGCGCAGGCGGCGGCGCAACGGGCACAGCAGGAGGCCAACGAGGCGCAGGCGCGGGTGAAGGTGGACGAGCAGCTGAAGGAGATCGGCAAGCTGAACCCCAACATCCGGGAACTGAAAGACCTTGCGGCCATGGAGACCTATCCGAAGTTCTACGAGCTGGTGAAGAAGGGCAACACGCTGGTGGATGCCTACCGGCTGGCGAACTTCGAGGCTCTGACCAGCAGCGCGGCGGCGGCCACCAGACAGGCAGCTCTCAACAACCTGCAGGGCAAGCAGCACATGGGACAGACCAAGGAACGAGGCACGGGCGCAGTGAGCGTACCGGCGGAAGTGAAGGAGATGTACCGCGCGCTGAATCCGGGTGCCACGGATGCAGAGATACAGGCACACTACAACCGCAGCCATAAAAAGGGCTGACGAAGCGAAAGGAGAAAAGCACAATGGCTTTCAAGATTTATTCCACTGATGACAACCGCGTGCCGGGTATTGAATACCTGCCCGCAAGCGCCATCACCCCCAAGGTGGGCATGGCGCTGACGCAGACCACCGGCCAGCTGGCGCTGGCGACCGGCGAGACCGCGCCCACCTACATCTCCATGTGCGAGAAGGACAGCGCCTGCACGGCGGGCGACATCATCCCCGTTGTCCGCGTGGGCAAGGACATGATTCTGGAGACCACCTTTGCGGCTGCCGCCACCAGCATCAATCTGGGCGACAAGGTGACGCTGCACACGGACGGTCTGCAGGTCACTGCCACCACCACGAAGGGCGTGGCAGAGGTGGTGTACATGGACGGCACCGCCAGCGGCAGCATGTGCCGCGTGCGCTTCTAAGAACGACGAAAGGAGTACAGTGAACAATGGCTAATATCACTTTTACCGAAGGCTCCGGCCTTCAGGACAGCATTTTCGGCAAGTCTCAGGAGCCGATCAAGATGTTCCTTGAAAAGAGGGGCGAGGCGTTTGAGCAGACCAGTATGCTGCCGGAGCTGTTCAACATGGGCAGCAGCAACCACTGGGGCGAGAAGTTCTCCACCATGACGGCCATGGACGGCTTCCAGCCGGTGGGCGAGAACGGCGACTACCCCGTGGACGGTATGCAGGAGGGCTTTGCCAAGTTCCTCGAACACATGACATGGAAGAACAGCTTCTCCCTGTCCCGCGAGATCGTGGAGGACGCAAAGCTGATGGATTTGAAGAAGCAGCCTGCAGGCTTCATCACCAGCTACTACCGCACCCGCGAGAAGTTCGGCGCTGCCCTCATCGGCGCGGCCATCCAGAAGAAGACGGAGACCACCTTCTCCGGCAAGACCTTCGATGTGAAGACCGCAGACGGCAAGTGCCTGTTCGCCACCAACCACCCCAGCAAGCTGGGCAAGGCCAACCAGTCCAACCAGTTCTCCGATGCCTTCAGCAACGACGCGCTGATGGCGATGGAGGCGAAGATGCAGGACTTCCGAGGCGACAACGACGAGGTGCTGGACGTGGCTCCCACCACCATCCTCATCCCCAACGACTACAAGCTGAAGAGAGACGTGTTTGCGGCCATCGGCGCGGACAAAGACCCGAACACCGCCAACAACGGCTTCAACTACAACTTCGGTCGCTGGAACGTGGTGGTGTGGCCGTACCTGAACCAGTTCATCGCGTCCGGCACGGCACCGTGGATTCTGCTGGACAAGAAGTACAACGACGAGTACGGCAGCGCCATGTGGCTCGACCGCGTGCAGCTGGAGGTCAGAAGCGAGCTGGCTGGAAACGATGCCAACGTGTGGAAGGGCTACGCCCGCTTCATCGCCGGTTTCAACGACTGGCGCGGCTATGCCGTGGGCGGCGTGACCGGCGGCACGCAGCTCATTGCCACTTCGACTGGCACCTAAGCAGAACACAGACCGGACGGGGCGGCGGCGCAGGCCGCTGCCCCGCTTTTCATTTCGAGGAAAGGAGGACGGATAATGGCGACACTGAAGAGCGTCATCGACTATGTAGACGAGATCAAGCCCAACGCCTTCTCGAACGAGGCGAAGACGAAGTGGCTGAACGAGTGCGAAGGGCTGGTGCAGACCGAGGTCTTACTGTGGGCGAGCGAGGAGATCATCACCTACCAGTACGAGGCGGACAAGGACAAGGAGCTGCTGGCGCAGCCGCCGCACGACAAAATCTACTGGGCATACCTGACGGCCATGATCGACTTTGCCAACGGCGAGTACAACAAGTACCAGAACACGATGCAGATGTTCAACAGCTTTTTCGGCGAGTTCATGCGCTGGTTTGCCCTCAACTACCGTCCGGCAGATACCCACGAGGAGGTATATGTATGAGCGGGTACGGAAACACGAAGATCGGAACCGAGTGGCGCGGGTATTACATCACCGCCTACGGCATCGCCGTGAAGCACGGCTTTCAGGGGACGGAGGAGGAATGGCTGAAGAGCCTGAAGGGCGACGGCGGCGAGCCGGTGGTCATCCGCTACGACGAGGACGCGCAGCAGCTGCAATGGAAATACGAAAGCGACACGCAGTGGCAGGAGCTGCTGAGCCTGAGCGAGCTGCAGGGCGATGTGGTGAGCCAGACGCTGGCGGCGGCACAGAACGCCAAGACGGCGGCGGAAGCGGCACAGAGCGCGGCGGAGACCGCAGCACAGACCACCGGCGCAGACGCAGCTGCAGCCAAGAGCGGCGCAGCCACCGCAACGGAGAAAGCCACAGCGGCGGCAGCAAGCGCCAAGACCGCCACGGACGCGGCGGGGGAAGCGCAGACGGCGGAAAGCAGCGCCAAGGGCTACGCCTCCACCAGCGGCACCAATGCCACAGCAGCGGCGCAGAGCGCGACAGACGCACGAGGAGCCAAGACGGCGGCGGAGACGGCAGCCAGCACGGCGACCTCTGCCAAGACCGCAGCGCAGGCCGCTGAGACGAACGCAAAGGCCAGCGAGACCGCAGCGGCAAGCAGCAAGACGGCGGCGGCAGCCTCTGCCAGCAAGGCGGAAAGCGCACAGAGCGCGGCGGAGGATGCACAGGCGGCGGCGGAGGCAGCAGCCAGCACGGCGACGAGCGCCAAGACCGCAGCGGAAACCGCCAAGACGGGCGCGGTGAGCGCACAAAGCAAGGCGCAGAGCGCACAGGAGAAGGCGGAGGGCGCTGCCGCAGACGCAGAGGAAAGCGCCGCAGCGGCGGCACAGAGCGCTACACAGGTGGCAGCCAACAGTAAGACCGCCGAAAGCTGGGCGGTGGGCGGCACCGGCACCCGCGAGGGCGAGGACAGCAACAACGCCAAATACTGGTGCGAGAGCGCACAGGCCATTGCAGGCGGCGGCGTGACCAGCTTCAACGGGCGCGGCGGCATCGTGAAGCCGCAGAAGGGCGACTACACGGCGGAGATGGTAGGGGCGGACGCTTCCGGCGCAGCGGCGGCGGTACAGGACAATCTGGACGGCCACGAGGGCGACACCACGGCGCACATCACGGCGGCGGAGCGCACGAAGTGGAACGGCAAGCAGGACAAGCTGACCTTTGACACAGCCCCGACGGCGAACAGCTCAAACCCTGTGACCAGCGGGGGCGTGAAGACGGAGCTGGATAAGAAGGCCAACGCCACGAGCCTCGGCGCGCACACCGGCAACACAGACAACCCGCATCAGGTGACGGCAGAGCAGGCGGGCGCAGACCCGGCAGGGACGGCGGCAAGCGCGGTATCGGCGCACAACAGCTCCGGCACGGCGCACAGCGACATCCGAACCGCCCTTGCAGGCAAGGAGACGGCGGGCGCAGCGGCGGCGGTACAGGGCAATCTGGACGACCACACAGGCAACACCACCGTACACATCACAGCGAGCGAGCGGACGAGCTGGAACGGTAAGAGCGGGAAGGCGGTATTCTTCACCGTGACGCTGACGGCGGCGGGATGGAGCGGCAACGCGCAGACCGCGAGCAACAGCAAGTTCCTCACGAGCGGGTACGCCTACACGGTGTGCCCTGCGGGAGACAGCTTTGCAGGATATGCAGAGGCGGTGATCTACGCCGACGATGTGACCACGGCGGGCAAGATGACCTTCCACTGCAACGAAGCACCCACGGAGAATCTGACCGTGAACATTCTGAGAACGGAGGCAACGGCATGAGTTTGGTATTCAACATGGTGGGCGGCGGAGGCGGCGGCATCAAGCTGACCGGCATCGCCATCACGACACCGCCCACAAAGACCACCTACACGCAGGGCGAGACTTTTGACCCGGCGGGCATGGTCGTCACGGCGACATACTCCAACGGCGCGACGCTGAAGTGCACAGGCTACAGCTACGAGCCGGACACGGCGCTGGCGGACGGCACCACGAAGGTGACCATCCGCTACACGGAGGGCGGCGTGACGAAGACGGCGGAGCAGGCCATCACGGTCATCCACCGGCTGACGAAGATTGAGATCACGGCGCAGCCGACGAAGACCACCTACGAGTACGGCGACAGCTTCCAGAGCACGGGCATGACGGTGAAGGCCACCTACTCCGACGGAGCCACCGCCAATGTGACGGGCTACAGCTGCAGTCCGACGACGCTCAACACCGTGGGCACGCAGACGATCACGGTGAGCTACGCGGAGCGGAGCGTGACCAAGACGGCCACGACGAGCGTGACGGTGAACCGGAAGACGATCTCCACGGTGCCGAGCCAGAGCGGGACGCTGACCTATAACGGGAACAGCCAGTCCCCCACGTGGACGGGCTACAGCACAACGCAGCTGACCATCGGCGGCACGACCTCCGGCACGAACGCGGGAAGCTACACGGCGACCTTCACGCCGAAGAGCAACTACCGCTGGAGCGACGGCACGACGACGGCGAAGAGCGTGAGCTGGAGTATCGGGAAGGCGGCAGGCAGTCTTACCATCTCCCCCACCAGCATGACGCTGGACACCACAACGAAGAGCAAGACCATCACGGTGACGCGCAGCGGCGACGGCACGATCAGCGCCGTGAGCAGCAACACGGCGGCGGCGACGGTGAGCGTATCGGGCAACACGGTGACGGTGACGGGAAAGGCCAACGGCAGCGCGACGATCACCATCAGCGTGGCGGCGGGAACGAACTACACCGCACCGGCGAACAAGACCTGCGCGGTGACGGTGAGCTTCCTGAAGGACAACTTCGCGGACAACGACTGGGCTTCCATCATCGCGGCGTGCCATTCGGGCAGCGTGCCGAGCACATGGGTGGTGGGCAACAGCAAGACGATGACCATCAACGGTGCGAGCTATCAGGTAGACATCATCGGCAAGAACCACGACACCTACGCCAACGGCGGGAAGGCACCGCTGACCTTCCAGCTGCACGACTGCTACGGTGAGACCAAGAACATGAACAGCTCCAACACCAACAGCGGCGGCTGGACGAGCTGCGCCATGCGAAGCACACACCTGCCTGCCATTCTGGCGCTGATGCCGACGGAGGTACAGAACGGCATCCGGGAGGTGAATAAGCTGACCTCGGCGGGCAGTCAGAGCGCCACCATCAACACCACGGCGGACAAGCTGTTTCTGCTGAGCGAGATCGAGATTTTCGGCAGCGTCAGCTATTCCAAGAGCGGCGAGGGCACGCAGTACGACTACTACAAGGCGGGCAACAGCAAGGTGAAGAAGTATAACGGCAGCGCGTACAGCTGGTGGGAGCGCTCTCCGCGTGGCAGCAACTCCACGTATTTCTGCGGTGTCAACAGCGGCGGCGACGCCGGCTACAGCTACGCGAGCAATGCGTTTGGCGTGGCCTTCGGCTTCTGCTTTTAATCCAGCATCTGAGACAATCCCGCAGCCTGTGTGCTGCGGGATGGAAGGGAGAGAACCATGTCGGTCTACAAATCCAAACGAGGCGAGAGCAGCGTGCAGTTCATCGAAACGGCAAGACAGCTGGAGGCACACACCTTTGCGTGCTGCATGAAGGCACCGAAGCGGTACGAGCGGTTTCTGACGGGACGCATCATGGAGCTGAGCAGCGAGGTGCATGACCGGGTACGGGCGGCGAACAACATCTGGCCGACGAACCGGCACGAGGCGCAGCTGCGGCGGGACGAGCTGACGCGGGCAAACAACGCGCTGCAGAACCTCAGCCCAAAGCTGCAGCTGCTGTATGACAGCATTTTGCAGAACCCGGAGGGCTACGGGTGGATTCACAAGGCGATGCAGCGCTGGGGCGACCTCATCTGCGAGGAAGCGAAGCTCATTGCGGCGGTGAAGAAGAACGACCGGCAGCGGTACAAAGACCTTCCGGAATGAAGAATATGGGTCAAGCTCTGTATTTGTTGCACTTGCGGCAGCGCGAACAACTGGTGGGAGCGCTCTCCGAATGGCAGCAACTCCACGAATTTCTGCAATGTCAACAGCAACGGCAACGCCAACTACAACAACGCGAGCAATGCGAATGGCGTGGCCTTCGGATTCTGCAAGAGATGGGTCAGGACAGTAACCGGCAGCGGCGAAGCAGCACCCTTGCAGAAGGAGAGCTTGTTCCCGGCACGGCCAAAACAATCCTCTGATGCAGTCAGCCGGACGCTGCTTGCATGGCGGGCGAATGTGCGGACAGCCCGTTCCATGGCTGGTACTGCCACGCGGATAGAACACGCACCCAAGAATAATTCCGTACAGGGGATGCCCTAACGGGCGAGGAGAATTATGACGAGCGAAGAGAGACACGAGGCACGGTACAGGAGAAGAAAAGCGGAACGCCAGCGGCGAAGAGATGCACGCAGCGAGGCGTGCGGGAGCTTTGAGCAGGTGTTCAGCTACGAGCACCTGTACCGGGCAGGACGGGAATGCTGCAAGGGCGTGGGCTGGAAATGCTCCACACAGCGGTATCTCGGCAACTTCGCTGCCAACATCGCCCGGACGCACCGGGAGCTGATGGATGGCACATGGAAGACCAAGGGCTTTTTCGCCTTCGACCTGATGGAGCGGGGAAAGCTGCGGCACATCCGCAGCGTGCACATCGCGGAGCGGGTGGTGCAGCGCTGCCTGTGCGACAACGCGCTGGTGCCGCTGTTCTCGGCGGCGTTCGTGTACGACAACGCGGCGAGCCTGAAGGGCAAGGGCATCGACTTTGCCATGGACAGGCTGACATGCCACCTGCAGCGGCACTACCGCAAGCACGGGACGGAAGGCTGGGCACTGGTATTCGACTTTTCGGACTACTTCAACTCTGCACCGCACGCGCCGATCTACGCGGAGAGCGAGCGGCGCATCCGGGACGGGCGGGTGCGAAAGCTGGCGTGCGGACTGATGGAGGACTTCGGCGAGCGGGGCTTCGGCCTCGGCAGTCAGGTGAGCCAGATCGACGCGCTGATGCTGCCGAACCGGCTTGACCACTTCATCAAGGAGCGGCTGCACATCGAGGGCTACGGCAGGTACATGGACGACGGCTATCTCATCCATGAGAGCCGGGACTACCTGCGGGAATGCCTGCAGGAAATCCGCAGTGTATGCACGCAGCTCGGCATCCGGCTGAATGAGAAGAAGACGCGCATCGTGAAGCTGACGGAACTGCACTTTCTGAAGACGCGGTTCCTGCTGACGGAGACGGGAAAAGTCCGGCGAAAGATGTGCCGCAAAAGCGCAAGGCGGATGAGGCGGAAGCTGAAGACCTTCCGGCGATGGATGACAGAAGGCAGAATGACAGAAGAGGACATCCGCACGGCATACGAGAGCTGGCGCGGCCACATGCGGCGGGGCAACAGCTACCGCGTGCTGCGGCGGATGGACAGGTTCTATAAACGACTGATGGAAAAAGGAGCGTGAAAGCATGTACGAGATCAGAAGAGACGGCGGCGTGATCGCGCTGGCGGAGATGCCGAACTACATCCGCAGGCACGCGGACGGCTTCTACATCCTCTGCGAAGAGGAAGAAGCGCAGGGTGTGGCCGTGGACGGCACGGTATACCGCCTGTATGGGCGCGCAGGGCTTGATGAGCTGGAAGAGGTACAGCTCATCGAAAAGGACACCGGCGCGGTGCTTCGGAGCAGCAGCGAGGCGGTGAGCATCGCCTTTGTCACCATGGCGGAGAAGGGCGACATCGACGGCGTGACGGCTGGCGAACACGCGGAGCTGTTCAGCCCGTGGACATATCCGACGGCATACACCGCAGGGCAGATCAGGGAGCGCAATGGCAAGCTCTACAAATGCCTGCAGGCGCACACCTCGCAGGCGGACTGGAAACCGGAGGACAGTCCGTCGCTGTGGGTGGGCATCTCCGACCCGGCGGAGGAATGGCCGGAGTGGAGCCAGCCGGTGGGCAGCACGGATGCCTACGCCAAGGGCGCAAAGGTGAGCCACAACGGCAAGCACTGGACAAGCAATGTGGACGCGAATGTGTGGGAGCCGGGGGTATACGGCTGGACGGAGGCAACGGCATGACGGAGACCATCATCGTGGCTGTGCTGAGCCTGATCGGCACCATGGCGGGGGCGTACTTCGCTAACAAGAAAAGCGCGGCGCTCATCGCCTACCGCTTGGAAGAGCTGGAAAAGAAGGTGGCGAAGCACAACGGACTGGTGGAGCGCACCTACCATCTGGAAGAGGCAGCGGCGGTCTTCGAGGAAAAGCTGAAGGTGGCAAACCACCGCATTGATGATCTGGAGAGAGAAGCATGAGCGGCAGGCATCAGAGAAGACGACCAAGCAAGACAACGACCACCAAACGCATTGTGTGGGTGTGCCTCATCAACGGCATCGGCTGGGTATGGTGCAGCTACGGCCTTGCCTTCCTCGGCAGGACGGAGATTGCGGAAAGCCTGAGCCGGACGGCGGTGACGGAGATCATCGGCGTGGTGCTGCTGTACTGCGTGAAGAGCCTGTTTGAAAAACGGGAGAGCTTCGGCGGCATCGGCAGGAAGGAAGAACAGGTAACGGATTTGTGAAAGGAGCAAGACCATGACGGACATTGCAATCGTGAGACTGGGTATCGGGCTGGTGCTGCTGATCGCGGCCAACATCGCCCTCGGCAGCGTGAACGCCTTCATGGAGGGCACATGGGACATGATGAAGTTCCGCAACGGCTGCATCAAGGGCGGCGTGGTGGCTGCGTCCCTCATCGCGGTGTACTACGCGGGCTGGCTGAACCCCGACCTGCTGGTCATCGAAGCGGAGGGGCAGACGGTGAACCTGATGACGGCGGTACATATCGCGCTGCTGGCGGCGTTCACGGCGTATGCGGTGGATGTACTGAAGAAGCTGAAGGACATGCTGAGCACTGCGACACCCGGCAAGGAGGACGGCCATGAGCAACAGTAAGCTGGTGAGCTACACACGGCTCAGCCCAAACCATTCCGGCAAGCGCAGGCACGCCATCGACACCATCAGCATACACTGCATGGCGGGCAACCTGAGCGTGGAGAGCTGCGGCAGACTGTTCGCAGACAGAGCGCGGGAGGCCAGCAGCAACTACGGCATCGGCAGCGACGGCAGAATCGCGCTGTATGTGGACGAGGGCAACAGCAGCTGGTGCACATCCAGCACCAGCAACGACAACCGGGCTGTGACCATCGAGGTGGCCAACTGCGCGGACGGCGAGCCGTGGCCGATCACGGAAGAAGCCTACAGGAGCCTCATCAATCTGCTGGTGGACATCTGCCGGAGGAATCACATTCCGGAGCTTCGATGGAAGGCGGACAAGAGCCTCATCGGGCAGGTGGACAAGCAGAACATGACGGTGCACCGCTGGTTTGCCAATAAGAGCTGCCCCGGCAACTGGCTGTATGAGCATCACGGGCAGATCGCAAAGGAAGTAAACGAAAGACTGGAGGAAGAGAACATGGTGAGATACGAACGGCTGCGGGACATCCAGAACAAGGAGTTCCACGACATCATCGAAAAGCTGATGGATGCCAATATCCTCGGCGGGGACGGCAGCGACCCGACGGGCAACGAGGACATCATCGACCTGAGCCACGACATGGTGCGCACCCTTGTGCTGGAGTATCGCGGCGGGGCGTTTGACCGCAAGCTGAAGGCCGTGGGCATGGAGCCTGCGGTGAAGGACTGAGAGAGCGGCGGAGGCCGGTGCATTCCGCCGGTCTCCGCCTTCTGCGCGAAAGGAGGCATGAAAGATGCCATCGAACCTGCTGACGGCAGACACCACCTTCCCGACACTGACACAGGAGCAGAGCACGGACGAGAAGTTTGAGAAGATCACAAGCTATCTCTACATGCTGCTTGAGCAGCTGCGCTACAGCATGGGAAACCTTGACAAGGAGAACTTCAACGACGCGGGGCTGGAGGAGATCGCAAACCTCATCACGGAGCCGGTGTATGTACAGCTGAAGGATGACGAGGCGAATATCGCAGCGCTGACAGTAACGGCGGCGGGACTGGGCGCGCGGCTGAGCGACGCGGAGGGAAACATCACGCAGCTCACCGCCACCACCACGAGCCTGACGAGCCGCATCAGCAGCGCGGAGGGCAGCATCTCCACCCTGCAGCAGACGGCCACAAGCCTGACAAGCCGCATCTCGGACGCAGAGGGAAATATCTCTTCCTTGACGCAGACAGTGAACGGCATGACGCTGAGCGTGACCAACGGCTCATCCAGCTCCACCATCCGGCTTTTGGCCAACGGCGTGCAGCTGAGCAGCCAGTCCATCAGCTTCTCCGGCATGGTGAGCTTCACAGACCTGTCCACCAGCGGCTGGACGACCATCAACGGGGACAACATCACCACGGGCACCATCGAGGCCATCGACATCTACGGCTGCACCATCGAGGGCAGCACCTTCAAAAGCGTGCTGAAAGCCAACGGAACCGTGGGCGGCGAGATCGAGTTCTGCTACCTGAACACCAACTATGTGGCGGGCGGCATCCGGCTGGACGATCAGGGCGCAGGCACGGAGTACGAGCGCACCTGCCGCATGTTTATCTACACCAACTATGTGCGGGGCGTGGGCTTTGCCATGAAGCTGCAGAGCGCCAGCGGCATCAGCGTGGAGGCGGATGAGAATGTAATTCTGTATGCGGGAACGAGAATGACCATCAAAGGCGACAGCGGCATCTACCTGAACGGAGATGTGTATGTCAACGGGACGCTGCTTGAAGTGAGCAGCAGTTAAGGAGGAGAACCATGTATTTGATCGAATGCGCAAACGCCTATCTGGCTGCGGTGCAGCTGCAGCAGAAGGAGATGGACTATCAGACGGCATTTGCCGTGATGATGGTGAAGAAGCAGCTGCAGAGCCATGTGGAGTTTTTGCAGAGCGAGGAGCTGAAACTGGCAGAGAAGTACGCGGAGAAGGATGAAAAGGGAAACATCAAGTGGACGGAGCGGGGCACCTTCCCCTACCGGGATACGGACGCGGCGGCGGGATACCAGAGGGAACGCAGGGCGCTGGGCATGACGCAGGTGGAGGACGACTTCACGGTGCAGCACGCGCCGGTGCCGGAGAAGATTACGCCCATGCAGCTGGAGGCACTGGAGAAGTTCATCGTGTTCGGAGGTGAGGGATAATGGCGATCGGGCTGCCATCCATGGCTTACGGCGACGGCATCAGCAAGCGCAAGCAGGTGAAGTTCGGCGGATACAACCACACGCTTGCGGCGGAGAACGGCGACCTGTGGGACATGGAGAACCTGACGAGCGACTTCTACCCCCTTTTAAGCCCACGCGCAAGACGGTGGACATGCCGGACGCTGACGAAGCCGAACGGTCTGTATGCCCACGACGGGCTGTACTGGGTGGACGGAACGGGCTTTTTCGCCGACGGCGAGCTGAAGGGAACCGTCACCGATGGGCGCAAGAAGTTCGCAAGCCTCGGCGCGTACATCGTCATCCTGCCGGACAAGAAATACTACAACCGCCTGACGGGCGACTTCGGCACGCTGGAGGCAGAATGGAGCGGGAACGCGAAGATACAGGACGGCACCTACGCGGGAGAAGAGGCAAAAGCCAACACCATCTATGCCGCAGGCGCAGGAGCAAAGTTCAACGAGGGGGATGCGGTGACGATCTCCGGCTGTACGGTACACACGGAGAATAACAAGACCGCCATCATCCGGGAGATCGACGGGGACTACCTGCGCTTCTATGAGAACACCTTCACCATCTCGGACGGCGGAGACAGTGAAACATTGCAACTCAGCCGCACGGTTCCGGAGTTAGACTATATCTGCGAGAACGAGAACCGGCTGTGGGGCTGCAAGGGCGACACGATCTACGCCAGCAAGCTGGGCGACATCTTCAACTGGAATGTGTTTGACGGCGTATCCACGGACAGCTTTGCAGTGGATGTGGCAAGCACCGGAGATTTCACGGCGTGCTGCAGCTATCTCGGATACCCGTGCTTCTTCAAGGAGGAGCACATCTACAAGGTCTACGGCGACAAGCCATCCAATTTTCAGGTGATGGGCAGCGCCAGCTTGGGCGTGGAGAAAGGCAGCGACGAGAGCCTTGCCATCGCGGGAGAGACGCTTTTCTACCTGAGCCGGACGGGCATTGTGGCGTGGAGCGGCGGTATTCCGCAGAGCGTGAGCGCGGCATTCGGCACGCAGCGCTTCCGCAACGGCGTGGCAGGCAGCGACGGAACAAAGTATTTCGTATCACTGCAGGACGCGCAGGGAACGTATCAGCTGTTTGCCTTCGACACGCGCACCAACCTGTGGCACCGGGAGGACAACACACAGGCCGTGGGCTGGGGCTGGAACGAGGAGCTGTACTGCCTTGACGCGTCCGGCAAGCTCTGGATGAACGGCAACGCCAGAAGCGTGCCGCAGGGCGCGGCGCAGGAAGCGCTGGTGGCGTGGAAGGCGGAGTGGGCGGACTTTTACGAATACACCACCTATTCGTCCTCTTCCACGGCGACACCAGAGAAGAAGGGCATCGGAAAGCTGCTGCTGCGGCTGGAGCTGGACGAGGATGCCAGCGTGCAGATCGACATGCAGTTTGACAGCGACGGCGTGTGGAGGACGGTGAAGACGCTGCAGACGGAAGTGAAGCGCAGCTACTATCTGCCGATCATCCCGCGCCGGTGCGACCACTTCCGCATCCGGATGACCGGAAACGGCGGATGCAGACTGTATTCGCTGGTGCGGGAAGTGTACAACGGCAGCGAACTATAAGAAAGGGGCGGACTATGGCAAACAGATACACATACGACGATTTTCAGAAAGCAATGCAGAGCAGCGGCCTCGGCGGGCAGTTCTCTGACGCAGACCTGAAGCTGGCGCAGCAGAACCCGGACGCAGGAATGAGCATCCTGAAGTACAAGCAGGACTACAAAAACGCTGCCACGGACGAGGCGCGGGCGCTGGCCAACCTCGGCGCGGAGGGCATCCGCTCCAGCTACGGCGGGTACACCGGCGGGCAGAGGGGCGCAAACTTCTACCTTGACCCGCTATCCCCCAAGGACTTCCAGAGCAGCGCAGCGCCGACCTACAAAAACAACTATGCCGACACCATCAGCGGCCTTTTGGACAAGCAGCTGGGCTACGGCAGCTTTTCCTACGGCGAGGCGCAGCCGGAGTACAACAACCGCTACGACGCGACCATTCAGGACTTGCTTGACCAAATCGTGAACCGGAAGGACTTCAGCTATGACCCGGAGAACGACCAGCTTTACAGCCAGTACCGCAAGCAGTACACGCGGGAAGGCCAGAGAGCCACGCAGGACGCGCTGGGCGCGGCGGCGGCAGCCAGCGGAGGCATTCCGTCCAGCTACGCGGTGAACGCGGCGGCGCAGGCGGGCGACTACTACGCCAGCCAGATGACGGACAAAATCCCGGAGCTTTACCAGCTGGCCTACAACAAGTACATGAACGACTACAACATGAAGCTCTCTGACCTCGGCGCGGTGCAGGGTGCGGAGCAGAGCGACTACGACAAGTTCCTCAACGAGATGCAGCAGTACAACACCAACCGTGCCTTCGACTATCAGGCATGGATGGACGAGTACAACCGCATCAACAACGACCTGCAGACGGCGAGCGGGCTGGAGCAGCTGGACTACACCAAGTACCTGAACGATATGAACCAGTTCAATACCGATCGCAGCTTCAACTATGGGCAGCTGCTGGACGAGGTGAACAACCAGACGGCCAGACGCAGCGAGGCCATGAACAAGGCGCTGACGGCGGCGGAGCTGGGCGACAATTCGTTCCTGAACAATTTGGGCATCAACACCGACAACAACCCGACGGACTATGAGCGACGCTATCAGCTGGCGCAGCTGGCTGCACAGTACGGCGACTACTCCGGACTGCGGGAACTGGGCATCAACCCGGATGCAGCGGCGCTGAACCGATTTAACACCACGGCGGCGGGCAAGTCCCCTTCCAGAGGGAGCCGAAGCAGTGGAGGCGGCGGAAACACAACGCCGCAGGAGACCGAGACGACCGGGCTGAGCGCGCAGGACATCGCAGCGCTGAAGGCGGCCTACGGAACGAACATCGACGCTGACACATGGAACAGCATCCTGCAGAGCAATCCGGGCATCACGGAGGCGATGCTGACGCAGGCGGGATTTACCAAGAGCGGCGGGACATCCGGCGGCGGGAATATCTCCGGCGTGACCGACTACGACAGCGCCATTGCCTACATGAAGGCGGCGGGTGTGGACGGCGGCGTGCGCTCCGGCCTGATGACCAAAAGCGAGTGGAGCCGCAGGAAGGCATCGCTGCAGCAGTACGGCACAGGCGGTACCGAGGTAAAGAACTACAACAGCTACGCGGACTACATCAAAGATTACTGCGAATATGCCGCCAGCAAGTAAGGAGGACACGGTATGGCATCCTTTTCTGAGTGGAGCAACAACAAAATGAGGCAGGCGACCGGCACAGCGAAGACGACCGGCACGCCGCAAAAGGCGCAGACCTTTTCTGCGTGGAGCAATCAGAAGCTGGGCAAGGCAGACACGCAGAAGAACCCTGCCAGCGGCAACACAGGCTTCGACCGGAGCGGGAAAACCAGAGACGAGTATGACAGCAGCGTGCGGCAGAACTATGCCGCACGCGCAGCTGCATCTGATAAGCTGACAGAGAGCGAGTACAACCGCTCCACTGCCATGCAGCAGAAGTACGGCAGCTATCAGAACTACCTCGTGGGCGCGACGGCGGATGGGAAATACTATTCGCAGCCGAAGCTGGGCGCGGATATGGAGCGGAAATACAACACCGTGACCACCTATGAGGCGAACGCCAAAAAGAAGGCGGAGGAGCTGCAGAGCGCCAATGAGACGGCGGGCAGCCTCTATACGAAGCTGAGCGAGCTGAGCGGAAAACTGCCGGAGCTGCAGCAGTACGCTGGCAGCAGCACCATCGCGTCCGGCATTGTGCAGCAGATGCAGCAGGAATACGCCAGCACGCTGAAACAGTATGAGGACGCGACGAAAGCGGTGGACGCAGCCTACGCCGCCTATGAGCCTGCATGGAACCAGTACAAGAAGGCGACGGAGGATTACGAAGCCTACCGCACGGAGCAGCAGAATCTGTTTGACAACTGGAAGAAGACCATCCGCACGGACGAAAACGCTATCAACACCGACCTGACGGCAGCACAGGACAATGTGAAGCAGCTGCAAGTGCAGCAGAAGGAACTGCAGAAGCAGGCGCAGCAGCTGATGAACAAGGTATCTTCCCGGCGCGGCGGGACAAATGAGCTGATGCAGTGGAGCCAGCAGGCGCAGGCGCTGCAAGCACAGGCCAAGGCGATGGACAGCCAGATCGCAGAGGCGGAGAGCGCCAAGGCGCTGCTGCAGGAGGAGCTGGGCTGGGCAGACTATTATCGATATGCAGACCTCTCGGCAGACGACAAGGCGATTGGGCAGTATGGCAAGGGAAATATTGACCTGCACAACCGACCGCAGTACCAGAACCCGGACGGCAGTGTTTCCACTGTGGACAGCACCAGCTACAACATCGACGGCAAGGAGGTGCTGCTACCCACCGTGTGGATGAAGGACGGCAAGCCGTACCACAGCCACGATGACGAGGAGATTCTGCAGCACTACGAGGAAACGGGGGAATACCTCGGAAAGTTCGACACGCCGGAAGAAGCGGATGAATACGGCGAGCAGCTGCACCGGGCGCAGGACTTCTACTACGGCAGCCAGTACAAGAGCACGGCCAACGGGAAGAAACGCTCCAACCTCGATATTCTGTTTGACAATTACAGCGACGATGCCAGCGGATGGGATGACCCGCTGTATGAATACATCAACGGAAACAGCGAGGCAGGCGCATACATTACCAGCCAAGCTGGAGCGAACTATGGCGGAGACAGCAACCCGCTGGGTGCTCTGTTTGGAATGGCGACGGAAAACAGATCGGAATCGCAGCAGATGACCGACGAAGAGGTGGCCATCTTCAACTATCTGTACGCCTCGCAGGGCAAGGACGCGGCGCACGCTTACTATGACTATCTGACGAGTGATCTGAACTATCGCCAGCGGCAGGAAGAAGAGGCGTACTGGAGAGACTATGCCAAGGAATCGCCGGTAGGCAGCAGCGTGTTCAGCGTGTTGACTTCCCCGATGAAGGGACTGAGTTATCTTGCACAGGCGGCGGACTATCTCGGCACCGGAAGCATCGACCAGAATGCGGCGTACAACCGCTTTTCCTACGCCAACAATGCCATTCGCAATCAGGTGGCGGAGACCATTGAACAGAGCGGGAACTGGGGACAGGCGGGCAGCTTCCTGTACCAGACCGGCATGAGTATGGGCGACTTCCTGCTGAATACTGCGATCACGGGCGGATTCGGCGGAGGCGGCGCACTGAGCGAGGGAATGTCTCTTGCCATTATGGGCACCGGCGCGGCGGCGGATGCCACCGTTGCCGCAAAGGATAGAGGACTGACAGATACACAGGCGTTCACGCTGGGAACCATCGCGGGTGCGGCGGAAGTGTTTACAGAGAAGTTCAGCATCGAGGCGCTGCTGAAAGGCAAGTGGGAAGACGGAGCCATCAAATATATCCTGAAGAATGCGTTCACGGAAGGCGCGGAGGAAGTGGGCAGCGACTTCATCAACCTGTTTGCCGACATCCTCATCGCCAAGGACAAGAGCGAGTGGCAGCAGACCATCGACGCATATATGGCGGAGGGCAAGACGGAGGGCGAAGCCTTCGGCCTTGCAGTGGCGCAGCAGGCGGCGGAGATGGGGCTGGACTTCCTCGGCGGCGCACTATCCGGCGGCACCATGGCCACGGCGGGTGTGGGTATCGGAACGGTGCAGCGGAACGCTGGATATCAGCAGACAGGCAGCACACTGCGCAAGATGGGCGACGAGATGGTGAACAGCATCATCGAGACGGCGGAGACGCTTGACCAGAGCAGTGAGGCGTACAAGCTGGGACAAGAGCTGAAGGACAAACTGAGCCACGGCAAGAAGCTGACGGACACGGAGATCGGCAGGCTGTTTGCAGAGACTGCCGGAGCACTGGAGAGCACGGAGCAAACCGAGAGACAGGCGGGAACCGCTCAGGAACAGGCGAAAGGCGTGGTGCTGCCGACGGCGGACAAGACCGAAGGAACGGTGCTGCCAACAGCGGAGCAGGCTGAGACGCGGACGCAGCAGCGCACAACGGAACAGGAACGCCAGACTGCGCCGCTGAGAGAGACGATGGAGACGGAACAACCGGGCGTTTTGCCGACGGCAGAACAGGCGGAAACACGACAGAGAGCCGCGAGAGCTGAGACGGAAACGGAACGCACCGGCATTCTTGCGGGCGTGGACGAGGACACCATCGCCAAGGTGCAGCGCATCAGCAATATTGTGGGGCGCGAGGTGGTGTTCTTCGACGAAGGCGCGGATAACGCCGGAGGGATGCACAACGGCTACTATAACCCGGCGGACGGGAAAATCTATGTCAATGCGCGCAGTCAGAACCCGGTGGCGCAGATCATCAGCCACGAGCTGACGCACAGCATCGAAGCGAGCGGGCGCTACAGCGATTTGCAGAAGCTGGTCTTGAACCGTATCCAGCAGACCGGAGGAGACTTGCAGACCATGCGGCAGCAGAAGGTGGAGCTGTATGCACGCCATGGAGAGAACCTGACGGACAGCGCCGCCATTGATTCCGAGATTGTGGCGGAGTATGTGGAAAAATACCTGCTGACCGACGAGCAGAGCATCCGCGCCATGGTGCAGCAGAACCGGACGCTGGGACGGCGCATCCTGCAGTTTATCAACGAGCTGCTGGCAAAGCTGGGCAACAGCGACGCGCAGGAGCGGGCGTTCCTGACGAAGGCAAAGAATTATTACCAGAGCGCCCTGCAGGAGACACAGAGCAGCTTCACCGCAGACATGCAGCAGCGAGCCGCTGCGCAGGCGCAGAACATGGACACGCTGCAGCAGCAGATGGCAAACGGGGAAATCTCTGAAGAGGATGCGGAAGCGGCATTCAACGACATGTATGACCCGGAGATCGACATGCAGCAGGGGCTGGGCGGATTGCAGCACAGCTATGCCGGAAGAAACGCCAACGGCGCGAACCTCGAAAGTCTGCGGGAAGCGCAGGAGATGCTCTCGGCGGGTGCCGATATGGAGAGCATCCGCAAGGCGACAGGCTGGCACGAGGGCATGGATGGAAAATGGCGCTGGGAGATCGACGACAGCAGGATGCAGCTGCGCACCGACGCGGCAAATATTCCAAACTACACCACGCTGGGCGAGCTGGTGGATGCACCGGAGCTATTTGAAACCTATCCGGATATGGCGGATTTGAGCGTGACATTCCATACGCTGGAGGATGGACAGAACGGCGGATACAGCCGAGTGTTTGACAGCATCGAGCTGAGCCGCGACCTGAAGAACAGACCGGAGGCGATGTTGAACTCCCTCATCCACGAGGTGCAGCACGCCATCCAGAACCGGGAGGGCTTTGCCAGCGGGGCGAACCCTGCCTACTGGAATCGGAGAATGGAGAACGGCTTTGACAGCAGGACAGCGACGGAAAGGCGCGAGGGCGCACGGCTGCAGGAACAATACGAGCAGATGCGGGAGAGCGACCCGCAGTTCGTTGCGGCTATGGAAGAGCTGGATGCCATGACACCGACGGTGCCGCGTGGAAAGATTGACCTGAACACATGGGAACAGATCGAGCCAGACCCGCCGGAGTGGGTGCGCTACG